GCTCCTGGCTTTCTGTAATACCGTAGCACTTATCTTCACCAAGCTTTTGTTGTTTTAGTTTTCCTTGTGTGTACTTAATAATATTAGATTGTGATTCTTCCCATGTTTTCTTAGCTTCAGGTTTGAAGGCTAACATAGCTGGGTTTATTACTGGTAAGTACTTGTCATCAATACAACGACCACTATACTCTGTTACAGAGTTTTGATTCGTGAAATACTTTAGGCACTCTGAACCTACTAGTATTATCCAGTCGTAGTCATCTTCATTGATAACTATATCACAGTCTCGTTTTAATACTTTCTTTACTGTTGGATCAGAACATAATTGGAACTGGTCAAACTGTATTTCATTGTTAAATAATCGCACATAGTCATTACGACTAGGCTTGCTCTCTACTAAGGCTATTTTAGCCATATAATGTCTCCTTTAAATCTTTTACTTTTTCTTTTGTTAGTGCGCCCGCATCCTCTAGTTGTATCGGTAGCTTTATATTTTTTGAGAGTAGTCCTGCAATCTCACACATCTCTACGATACTTACTGCGGCTTCTTGTCCTGCCGCATCGGGATCAAATAATATGTCGATTCCTTCTACTCCTTGCATCTTTAATAATTTTAGTTTTTCTATATCAATGTTTCGTGTACCAAAACAACACAGACTATTTGTTAGTCCTTTGTCATGTAGGTTCAGAGCATCAAATATACCCTCTACTAATATTACTCTCCCTTTAATGGGGCGGACTCGAGCAGGAAATAAGGGCAATACTGCCTTTGGGGGATGTATTATATACTTTGGAACATCAGTGGGGGACTGTGTTCTGCAATTAAATGCTGATATTTTTCCTGTCAAGTCCTTGATTGGAAAAGAAATTCTGCCTGTAAATGGTTTGTCTGGATGCACAAAGGCATCAAACAATTTATATGTCTCAGGGGAAATCTGTCTCCAGTTCCCTACATATGGCATAAAATTCTTTGGCATCTTCAATCCTACGGAAGATGCTCTTTTTTCTTCTATCTTTCTTCTAGCCTGTTCTCTGCGAATATCTAACGGATTAGATGGCGCATCGTAATAGTTAAATATATTACCTTTGAAGCCACAAGAAAAACAGTTGTAAACCCCTGTTATCCTGTCAATTCTCATACTTGGGTTGCCGTCGTCATGCTCAGGATTTAAACATGCAACTACGCAGTCTGCTGGAGACAACTTATAATCTATTTTTCGTTCTTGTAATAGTTCTTCTACTGTCATTCTATCTGCCCAGCAATAAAGCTAACCCGATTGCTAATACAGAAAGAGGTATTGATAATACTATTGCGTATAATAAATGTTCTAATATTTTCATAGTTTTTTATGCTTCCAACCTTTCAGTTGGTCTCCAAGTTCTTCGAAGTCTGTCATAGCTTTTCCACTTGGATCTTCTTTGTGTTCGTAGTATTTACTCTTCCAAGCAAGTTCTACCATTTGAAACCATATTGCTATGGCTTTATTTCTAAATTCTTTATCTCCCCATAAATAAAACATATTCCACCATTCTTTTTGAAAACGGAATACTTCTACTTTCATTGTCTTAAACATCCAGCCATCTTTATGTGTCTTAACTATTTCTTGCATTGCTCTCAGTCTTTGACTTCCTGCAATCGGATAATAACTGGGCATGGTTAGTATTGGGGACTGTATGCCATGCAATATCAAACTTTCCATAAGGGGTTCATTTACTGGTACTTTGTGAATATTATCACGCACCGTTGGTTGATTCAATAAAAACTTTATTGATCTAGTTTCCCTATCGAAAGGTGGCAGAGCTATTAACTCTGCCGTTTCTTTACTAATTCTATCTGCCGCCATTTCTTACTTTTCTCCATAAGCCATGTCTGCGTCTCTTTTCAATTTCCATACGAATCATATATGTTCTTATTAATGCTACTACTGTAAATATAAAAGTAGTAGTTAGAGATATAAGAAAAGCACTTGTCCATTCCCATCTCTCTATCATTAGCCATAACATAAATGTTTGTAAAGGAAAATTAATTATTAGAGCAGCACCTACTTGTACTAAAGATTCCTGTAGTGCTGCTTTCTCTGTTTTAGTCATAATTCATTTCATCCCATAATTTGTTTTCGTGTTCTGTCTCGTATATTGTACGAAACTCCTCGATTGTTGGTTCTGCAATTCTTAGATTGCCCTGTTTTAGTTCTCTTACATATCTAGTGTATGCTATGAGTAACTGATTTTCTGTGTATAATATCATATATCGTCTACGTTTTCTCCTGTTGCCATATTGTTAGCTATTGCTTCTTTCTCTTTAGGATTCATAGCAGACTGTGGACCAATCTTTAAGGTCTCCCAGTCTACTGTACTAGTAAAACTTTCCATTCTATTACTTCTCATTTTAACACAATTAAAAGTCATACAATTATCTTGTTGTTCCCATGTCTCTAAAGAGTAAGCAGCATCCGCCGCATCAAGAATACCTTTTGCAAACCTAGCTTCACCACTCGCATCTGTTTGATACGGAGCAAATACCATAGTTTCATACTCTTGTGCATATAATTTCATTTTCTTACTTACTTCTATCTGTTCTGTCCAATCATATTGTCCACCACTACGGCTTGGAGCATTATGTCGTTTAACTTGGTTTAGATAGTCTACTATTACTACGCCTACATCTAATTGATTTACTTTTTTATCTAACTCGGATTGAATCTTGGATAAAGTAAGCGACGGGTCATATATTACATCTAACTGTCTTTCTTTGTGTAGGTCTAACTTGGTTAATTTCTTATGAAATTCATCAAAGTCATGTGTCTTTTTAAATTCTGGTAGTAGTTCATGTCCGCCATCGAAACGACCTGCCCACCATCCACCGACCATATTCCATTCCTCACTAGAAAGCATTTTGTTTCTAAGTCGGCTAAAGGGGATCTTGGTGGATATGGCACATATTCTCTGTAGAATTGATCTACTGTCCATTTCTATTGTAAAATAGATAGCGCTACGACCTGAGTCGTATACATTTGCTGCGAGGTTACAACAGGTAAGTGATTTACCTGAGCCTCTTCGTCCGCCTACTAACACTAAGTCTTTAGGCGAGAACAAAATTTGTGAGTCATACTCACTATTGAGTCCTAAGGGTAAGTACCTCGATAGTTCCTTGTCATCTTCAAATAAGGAAATACTTTGCATACTTTCTTCGGGAGCTTTGACATCTACCTTGTCACTTACCCTTAAAACTATTTCTTGTAGTTGTTCTATGTTTTCTTCTGCTGTTGCCATTGCAACGGTGTTATCAATATATGCATCCAGTTGGTCTAGTATTTCTACTTGTGCATATTCATTCTTTAGATAGTCTAGTAAAAGCCACGCGTCTACCTCGACATCTACTGACTCGATTGCGAATATTTTTTCTTGGAGTTGTCGATCTCGCACTTCATAACGGAGATCTTCGAATTGTGGAAGGTCTTGATAATTATCTATGTGTTTATCAAGAATACGGAAAATTGACTGGTACTCGCCAGGTAGGTAATGTTCTTTTAGCTTAGCCCATGTGTCTAAGTCTTTCTGAACTATAATCTGTTTTAATAACGCTGACGCAATATTCAATGACCTCTCCCAAAGTAATATAAAAAATAGGCAGGGGCGAACCCCTGCCATAAACTAATCTAAGTTTTTAGAATTAACTAATGTCTTTTTTAGCCGCGCCGTTGTAGTCTGAACATTGTAGACCACGTCTTGTTAGCATAGTTTTTACACCTCTAACAGTTTTGCCAATCTCATCAGCAATAGCTTCAACAGTCATTCCTTCAACATCAATGTCTGCAAGAACATCTGCTTTAGATGAACCTTTAGTTTCTTTTTGTTTTGGGATAGCGTTGATTTCGCCACTTCTTAAAAGAGAAAGAGCTTTTCCTCTGATTGAGTTAACAGATTTGTCTAATGCTGCAGCGATTTCTTCTACGAATGATCCGCCGTTCACCATTTCAACAAAGGTTACTTCTTCTGAAGGAGTATAAGTTCTAACTGTTTCAACTTTAGGAGCAGGCTTAACGTGGGAAGTTAATTCCATTGATAAGATTTTTCCTTGGATTGATTTAGCTGAGAAGTGTCCGCCTTCAAAGTTTGATGCAATTTCTGCATATGTGTAGTCGCCTGAGTTATCAGAAACGAATGCACTTAAAGTTGCTTCTTGATCTTCGCTAAAAGATTTTGATGCGGATGCTGAAGCTAGTTCAACATCGAATCCCATCTTTCTCAATTTGCTAGATACTGAACGAGTTGATGTTTCTAATTCATCAGCTGCGTTAGCAACAGTAGCTTGAGTGATTGGGCTTTCAGAACCAACAAAGTCTGTTAGTTGTTGAGTTCTTTCGTCTGTCCATTTTGGTAATGCCATTTTTTATTCCTCTATAATGTGTTTTAGGTTATTAAATATTTTTATCCCTAGTTCTTCTGCCTTCTTAGTTTTCGAACTTGCAATTCCACTTTCGTTAAGTAAGATAGTTACATCTTTCGTTAAGCTATCTTTTACAATAAAGCCGTATTTTTCCAATACTTGCTTAGCGGCTGCTTTAGTTGGGTAAGATTTTAACTTACCACTAATACAAACTGTTCCCTTTGTGTCGCTATGACTGACTTCTACTTGTTTATCACAAGTAAAAGAAAATGGGAGGTTATTGTAACCCTTCGTGAAGAACGTGTTCTCCAACCAAGTTACAAGGTTCGACGCCGCTTTCGGACCCAGACCTGCTTCTATACATATCTCTGGGGTTATCTCATATATTGATGAGATGTATTTCGCTAATTTATTAGTAGCACTTGAGCCAATCAGCGGTATCGAAAAAGCTGGTAATAGAGTTAGAAGGTTGACACTCTTTGAATTTTGAATTTCTGTGTGTAGTTTCGTACCTAGTTTCTCTGAATCCAGTAATGATGATATTTCAACTTGGGATAAGCAATAAATATCTTCATAATCACAAAGACCAAGTCTATCTATAGTAGATGGACCAAGCCCTTTAATCTTTAGGGTTTTTGCAAAGTGTTCTAAACGCTTTGCTGATTTAGCAGAGCAAGTAGTACTAAGACAGAATAACTGATCGTTCACAAATTCCAATTCGCTGTTGCAAGCTGGACAATTTGTTGGCGGTACTATCTCTCTCAATGTTTCTCTTTCTCCTAAATATGATACTATTATATCAAACGAGTGACCATTTGTCAAGAGTTATTTTTTGGAAAGTCTGATAAAATAAGGGATGAAATTTTGAAGCACTCCGTATGCCCACCAAACTTTTGTTTGGGTTTATAACTATCGTGTTTAAACTTCTCGTGTAGCTGCTGCTCGTATTTCCAACAGTTGTAGATGGTGTCGTGGTAGGTTCGTTGAATACGCAACTCATAACCTTTGAAGCCACGGCTTCTTTTTATAACATGCCGCCAGTCTTTGCCGCCAGCAATTCCTACCTTGATGCACTCGCGCTCAAAGGTCTGTGTATTAACTAATATAACTCCGTAAAGAACACCTTCTCTTAGTTGTTCTTCGGGTCTATTATTAAAATAAGTTTGATTGTATACTCCTTTACTCATTAGTCCACTTCAGTCCGTTTTCTAATGCAAAGAGACACCCTTGATAAAATTCTCTGTCATCTTCTTCTATGAAGTGCCATTTGTATTCTACTTTGCTCATATGTTTATATACTTTCTTAGGGTTTGTAAGATGCATTTGTTTATTCATCATCATCTCTAGCTTGTCAAAGTGTGTTACAATATCATTTTTGTATGCTTCTAGTTTAGTCATTTTACCAGTTATGTACTACATTTGCCATAATAAATACAGCACAGAGAAGATTCGTAAGTACAATAATAAATCTTATTAGACCTATTGCATTTTCGTTTCTTCTATTATAGCCATCTTCTTCGTCAAACGAGCCGAGAGCGTGTTTTAATATAACCCAAGCTCTTGTCATTGCTCCACCCACTTTTTCAAAGCAAATATAAATACAACTAAAGAAAGTATTACCCAGAACGGATCTACACTCATTGTATACCTCCGTTTAGTCCTAAATCAATAAAATAAAATGCAACCATCATACTTATTACTGTGAATATCTGAAAGAAAGAACCAGCAATTACTGCTCCCATTACATTCTTTACTGTCTCATGGTAGTCTGATGATTCGTTTTGCCACTGCTCAATTTCTTCAGGCGTAGCATCTCTCGATTGAAAGTTCAACTGGGGTTGACTTGGGAATTTTTCGTTTTTCATTCTGTTTGTGGTTTTCCTTGTTTTGCCATCAACTCTCTATGAGTTGGATAGTCTTTCATTATTTCTCGTGTTGCTAGAAAGTCTTCTCTAGCTTTTTCTGTGTGTGTTCGTTCATCTTCTAGTTCCCAGTTAAGACCTGCTCTCTCTTTCTTCTTTCCGAATATCTTATCCCAGTTATCTTTAAACTGTTTACTATAAGAGCCGTCTCTTGCTGTTGAACCTTTTCCGCCGTGCCATTTCTTTGTCATTTCTGTTCTCGTAGCCAATCTCTATACATTAAAGGTTCGGCATCTTTAGTTAACTTCAGGTATTCCTGATATAACTGTTTATTATCTTTTGACTTCGTCATAGCAGTAACCCAGCCATCTGAGTTATCCTGCCATCTTTTTGAATTTGTTATTTTGCTTCCCATTTGTTGCAGGTTTCTTCAGACAAAACTAAGTTTGCCCCTGCTTCATCGACTCTGCACCAACCTTCTGATAACTTAGATGTTATATCATGTAGAGGTTGATAATATTTACACTCGCCACAGTTCAATGGGGGTAGCGGGTCTAGTCGTTTACGTTTTATTGTTTTCAAATTTCTTTATTCCCATTACATAATTCTCTGCAGCTTTTTCTGCGTACTCCTCATTATGTTCTTCATATTTTTCACTAGCAACAAGAGTTTCTACTCCATCAACTGTCTCATAGTAATCGCAACCGAATATATACTTATCATATAAGAATACTTCTGATCTTCTAATCTTGTTTATGTAGGTGTGTAAGTCTACTCGACCTACCTTTAGAAGTGTATCCTCTAAAGTACATTCGCAATCAGCTCTTGCTTTCCCACATAATTCACATTCTATTGCTAAATACATTCTTCTACTCTCTCTATTGTGTTAATTTCTATATCAAGTGATTTATTATTATCTACATCCCATACTACTATTTTGTTGCCGTCTATCTGTTTCTTGATATGTTTAGGTAGTGTACAACATACGCTGTAAGTATTACTACTCGTAAGGGATTTATAAGTTATTAACTTATTTTTCCATGATAATTCTTTGTGTAGTTCTGCGAAGGACATTATTTTATGTTCCACTCCTCATTACCATTCTGTGTATTAAACTTTCTCACTAGAAACTTGAAGTTACTAACTACATAAGTAGCGTAATCATCATCTGCAACAAAAGAACTCTTGTTCTCGTCAAGATAATCCACATACATTCTGCTTATAAATCCTCTGAATAAAGGACTAAATATTTCTGTAAATGCTTCCTGTCTCATAGCTTTGCAACTAATGCTGCATAGTCATCATACCCACCAACATAGTTGCCACTGACATTAATCTGTGGAAAAGAGCGAGCTGTTGGGAACTCCTCTGCAATGAATTGCATATCAAAGTCTACACCAAGTTGTTTGTATTCTACTTCGTGTCCTTCTCTTTCTGCTAGTGCTTTTGCTTTATCACAATACGCACAGTTTGTTTTACCGAATATCTCTACTACCATTTTATCCTCTTTTATTAATGACTAGCTGAGTTAGTGTATAAGGAATCATACTTACTAATGACCACAGAGGCCAGAAGATTAAGTTTGCAACTAATATACTCATACTCTTGCTACGATTTGGGGAATAATTTCCCCTGCTCTAATTACTTCAACATCACATCCAATCTCTAAACCGAGTTGTTCGATAATAGCTATGTTATGTAAGGTTGCTCTACTGACTGTTGCGCCGTCTATATTGACAGGCTCTAAGATTCCTACTGGGGAAACATTTCCTGATTTACCTACTTGCCATACTACATCCAATAGTTTTGTAACTACTCCTGCTTGTTTGACTTTGTGAGCAAATGCACCTCGAGGGTGATGTCCAGTATACCCTAGGGTTTCGAAAGCGTTATTATTAATAACACGCCATACTTGTCCGTCTTGGGGAAACTCTGTGTAATCTGAATCAATTATTGTTTTGAAACCACATCCACCAAGAAACTTCATGTCGAACATAAAGTCATCTGAAGGATAAGGTTGGACGCCATACGCAATGAAAGTTAAATCTCTTTTCTGAAATTCGTCTGAGTCATGTAGACTTAGCGCACCCGCTGCATAGTTACGACTATTCTTAATCGTGGCAGGGGCTACTACTTCTCCAGTAACTTGTAAGATTTCTATACCCATGGCGGGTAAAAGGTTGATAGGCACTATATGCCTAATGTTGTCGGTAATGTCAAGACCTTTCTTGCCATCGCCTCGTGTTAAGGCAAGTGATAACCTACCTTGGATGTATTGTAAACTGACGGCAGCACCGTCTAACTTAGGGGAAACTACTACTGGTTGCTTTTTATAGTCTGGTCCAGCTTCGTCATCATATACTTTCTGTAAAGAATACATAGGATAGTAATGAGACCAGCGAGCGCTTTTCTCGTCAACTTGCATACCAACTACTTGGTCTAAAGTACTGAGTTGATCTTCGAGTCTGTCGTATATCTCATCAGACATAATAGGCATACCATTGTAGTATGCTACTTTTGCTTTATTTATTATTTCTTCTAAATTTTTCATAAGTATATTATACTAAATTTATAAGGTCATGTCAAGAAGTATTTTATGGTAGGTATATCTCATCTAGCAGTTCTCTGAATTCGGTTTCGATAATACTTTTACTCTCTGCTAAGGAAAGGATTTCTACTAGTCCTTGGAACAGATTCCTACTGTTATCAAAATCAATAGGCATACTGATACCTTGGTTCGAAGGTTTCCACTCTTCTTCAAAGTCTAAATAATATTTACGCATTGATAGGTATTCTATTCCTCTAAAGGTAGATACTGTTAAACGCACTTGTTCATGCTCAGTTTCTTGAACTACTTTTTCATATACATTGGGTGCAGAGAAATCAATCATTTTTGATTACTCTGTTGAGAGGTACAACACTCGTTACATTTTCAGGAACCAGTATTCTGTAGGAATCTGTGTCCCAACAAAATAACAATACTGTATGATTTCCTTCCTTTGCTCTGTTTCTTTTCTGACGAATGTATTCTGTAGAAAAGTCAGCAGTGCAAACATTATATTTTAGTTTCCTAGAGTTTTGACTTCTGTAAGTTATTACAGCGTCCCCTGCTTCGTCCAATTTAGCTTTAAGCTCCTCTTTTTTCATTGATTCCTCCAATTTAATCTAACAAAAATTCTTTTGTATTGTCAAATGTTGAGGTCTCAGATAAAGAATGCAAAAAACCAAGACATTTTGCAATGTCTTGGCTAAATTTTATTTACTAACTGTTTAGTGCTTCTACAACTGTTTTGAAATAGACTGCGGCTTTACCTGTAAGTTTGCTGATAATAGCGTGATCTACTGTTTGTCCTGCGTCTTGTAAAGCTGTTGTAAGGCTTTCTTGAGCATCAGCTACTGATACTCGTCCACCACCTGTTGATCCGCCACTTGTGCTTCTCGCTGCTGGTGTTTTGCGTACGTATACGCCTGCTTTAGTAAGTATCATTCGAACGCCATTAGGTGACTCACCTAACTCGTCTGCAATATCTTTTACTACTTCCATTGATGTTTCAGGTGTAGGTTCTTGTTCCTGATACATTTCAACTGCCTGTGCTTTTGTCTCGTCTGTCCAAGCCATTCTTTTTCTCCTATGTGGTTTGTGGACCCATTCGCCATGTGCTATCGGCATCCAACCAGTTCTTTCTAGTTGTGCCAAATAGAATCTGTCGCTCATGTATGTCCTGTTTTAAATATAACTATATTATATCGAATTTGAAACCAACTGTCAAGAAGTATTTTTCGTTATCTATCGGCAAATGCTATCTTGAAAAATGCTTTTGTATGGTTTCTATCTTTTCTTCTGCATTTGCAATTTTCTCTACTTCGGTTTCGATAGCTTCAACTATACCTGCATGCTCTCCGATACCTGCTGAATTTTTAATGTACACTTGCACATTTGCTTTTGCAACTTCTACTTCTCCCTGTAATCTAGCGATCAAGGCTTTCAGTAAGTAACTCATAGTACTCCTCGGTTCTTTAATTCGTTAATAATAAACTCTACAGTTACATACCCTAATCCACCCCATATTGCTAGGTTGATTAAGATGTGCGCTATAGTAGTCGGTAGTGTGAATATAAATTCAATCATTTTGTTTTGCTCTCCCAATCTTCGATTGCTGATTTAATACTTCCTTCTGCTAATACAGAGCAATGTAATTTTATTGGCGGCAGATTAAGTGCTGCTGCTATGTCTCTGTCTTTAATTAGCTTAGCTTCTTCTATTGTTTTCCCTGTTAGCATATCTACAAATAAAGATGAGGAGGCTATCGCACTACCACATCCATACGTTTTGAACTTGACACTCTTAATCGTGTCAGACAAGGGGTCTATCCTTAGTTGAAGTTTCATTACATCACCACACGCAGGTGCACCTGTCATGCCTGTTGCTACATCTGGGTCTTTAGGATTAAATCTCCCTACTGAATATTCTGCTGGGTTATTTAAAACTCCTTCAAATCTATCAATTACTTCTTTACTGTATGCCATTATTTTATTTTCTCTGCTCCTCTTATAAATCCTAATGTAAATTCTTCTAGTCTATTAGGTATTAATAAAGGTATTACCATGAATGGTAAAAATATTGTGAATATTACTGTTACTACTATTGTTGATAGGATAGGTCTTGTTACAAGTATGTTATTTCTATCTACTAAAGTGATTATTTTGTATGAGGGACGCCATATTTTCCACATGGCTAAGCCTACGCCTACTATCCAAAATGCTAATATGATTTCTACAATGCTCAAAGATATTCTCCTAAGTGTCTTAAACTTCCTAAGTCATATGCTAGACGGAAAGAGTTCTTTCCTGCGTTTCTAACTAACCCAAAGTAGGGCGATTCACACTCTGCCATTT